ATTGATTTAGAGATTGGCAATCTTCGCGCCCGCGCCACGGAATACTATTTTGGCGATCCATTTGGCGATGAAGAAGAGGGGCGCAGCCAGGTTGTATCAATGGATGTGCGCGACACAGTGCAGGCCATTTTGCCGAGCCTCATGCGCATTTTCTTCTCATCCGAGAACGTTGTTCAGTATGTGCCGCGTAGCATGGAAGATGCGCCGATGGCAGAGCAGGCCACGGACTATGTGCGCTATATCTTGAACGAAGACAACAATGGCTTTGTGCTGTTTCACTCCATCTTCAAGGACGCCTTGGTGCGCAAGACAGGTGTTTGCAAGTGGTGGGTTGATGAGCACATTGAAATCAAGAATGAAAACTACACGGGACTTGATGATGCGCAACTGTCGTTGATTCTTGGTCAGGAAGGCGTTGAGATGGTTGACTTAATGTCTGCCGAAGACCCTTCAGCACCGCCGCCCGTGATTGATCCATTAAGCGGCCAGCAACTGACGCCAACCGTGATGATTCACGACGTAACCGTGAGCCGCAAAGTCATCACTAAGCGTTTCCGCGTTGAAAGCCTGGCACCTGAAGAATTTATCGTTGACCGTAGAGCGCGAACGCTCGAAGACGCAGACATTGTGGCGCATAGGAAGCTTGCCACCGTGTCTGAGCTTGTTGCCATGGGCTATGACCAAGAGTTGGTTGAGTCCAACACAGGCGAAGACGAACTTGACACAAACATTGAGCGCATTGCGCGTAATCCCGCACAAATGATGTTTGGCGAATCCGCCAACAATCCTGCGCAACGCCGTGTGCTTTACACAGAAAGTTATATAAGGCTTGATCAAGACGGTGATGGTGTGGCGGAACTTCGCAAGATTTGCACCATGGGTCCGTCCTACAAGATTGTTGCCAATGATCCGGCTGATGATGTGCCTTTTGCTTATTTCTGTCCTGATCCTGAGCCTCACACACTTTTTGGTATGTCCACGGCTGATGTAACCATGGACATTCAGCGCATCAAGTCAGTGATTTTGCGCAATATGCTTGATTCATTGGCGCAATCCATTCATCCGCGCACAGGCGTTGTTGAAGGCCAGGTCAATCTTGACGACGTGCTGAATAACGAGAACGGCGCCATTATTAGAATGCGTGCGCCGGGTATGGTGCAGCCGTTCACCACACCATTTGTTGGCGGTCAGGCATTCCCGATGATGGAGTACATGGACCAGGTGAAAGAGGCACGCACTGGCATGTCCAAAGCCTCCATGGGTCTAAATGCCGACGCACTGCAATCGACAACTAAGTTGGCGGTACAAGCCACCGTTCAAGCCGCGCAGCAACACATTGAGTTGATTGCTCGCGTGTTCTCTGAAATCGGCATGAAGCGTTTGTTCAAAGGTTTGTTGCGTTTGATTACGCAGCATCAAGACAAGCCACGCGTCATTCGCTTGCGCAATCAGTGGGTGCAGATCGACCCACGCGGTTGGGATGCCTCGATGGACGTAAGCGTGAACGTTGGCCTTGGTACGGGCGGCATTGATGAAAAGATTCAATTCTTGCAAGCCATTGCCGGCAAGCAAGAACAGTTACTCCAAACGCTTGGGCCAAACAACCCCTTAGTCACCATGGGTCAGTACGCAAATACGCTCACCAAGTTAGTTGAGATGGCGGGATACAAAGACTCGTCGCAGTTTTTTAACCAATTGCCGATGGATTACGCACCGCCACAGCAACCACCGCAACCCGACCCAACGCAAGCCTTGGCGCAAGTTCAGATTCAATCGATTCAGGCTGACATTCAAAAGAAAGCCGCCGAGCTTGCCCTTGAGCGCGAGAAGATGATCCGCGCTGATGACCGTGAGCGTGATCGTATAGCGCAAGATGGCATCCTGAAACGCCAGGAAATGGAGTTAAAGTATCAAGTTAACTTGGCGGCAACACAGGCAGAGATTGACGCCAAAGTGGCAATGGATCGTGAACGGATGCAAATGCAAGCCATCAACCAAGCCCAACAAGCCGTTACAGCGGCGCAACCCATGCAATGACAAACGACGAAAAAATACGACGCGCACAGGAAGCCGAACGAATTATCAACTCCACGCTTTATCAGGAAGCGTGGCAGCAGATTAGAGAGTCATTGTTTGAAGAGTGGACGCACTCGGAAGATGCCAAGCATCGAGAGGCAATCTTTCATGATTTTAAAGCCATGGACCGTCTTCAGACCTACTTTGGAAGCGTGATAACCAGCGGTACGTTGACCCGCATGGCGGCTGATCGCCAACGGAAACTGACCAAAACTTGATGGAGCGCAATAAATGAGTGAGAATTTAGCAACCGTTGAAAGCGAAAGCACAGCGGGGATGACGGTGGCGGAAGCCGCCAAAGCCTTTGAGTCGATGTTTGCCGAACCCGGAGAACAGACAGAAGCCAAGGCGCAAACGGATGAAGCGCAAGCTGAATCCGATGATGTTGGCGATGTAGAGACAGACGCGGAAGAGCAAGGCGAAGGGTCCGAAGACGTTGAAGCATCGAGCGAGTCAGACGAAGACGCTCAAGAGTCAGAGCAATCCAGCGAGCCACCAAAGTTCACCGTCAAGATTGATGGCAAAGAACAAGAGGTTGAACTCAATGAGTTGATCAACGGCTACCAGCGAACGGCTGACTACACACGCAAAACGCAAGCATTGGCTGAACAGCGCAAGGCCGCTGAAGCCGAGCTGAACGCAGTGCGTGAAGAGCGGCAAACTTACGCTCAATTGCTTACGGCTTTGCAACAGCAAATCCAACAGCAGCAGGAAAACCCGATTGATATGGAGAGTCTATACAGGGACGATCCAATCGAATGGGTGCGGCAAACCGAGTTGCAACGTCAGCGCAACGAGAAATTGGCAGCATCACAAGCCGAACTCCAACGCTTAAATCAGTTGCAGCAGGCCGAAGTGCAACGATCAATGAAAGCCAGGCTTGAGCAAGAAGCACAACTTCTTGTGGAGGCCATACCTGAATGGAAGAACGCTGATACGGCCAAATCCGAAAAGGCGGCTTTGATTGAATTTGGTTTGAAGGAAGGCTTTCAGGAAGATGATTTGAAGGGCGTGGCTGATCACCGCGTTGTCAAGTTACTTCGTAAAGCAATGCTATACGACAGGATTACGGCCAAACAGGCAACGATCAAGCCTAAGCCGCCAACCGTACAGCAGTCCAAAGTCATTGCACCTGGTAACCCTAAGTCCGCCAAAGTTTCCACGAGTGAAGTAGTCCGAGCCAAACAGCGCCTTGCAAAAACCGGCAACGTCCGTGACGCTGCCAAACTGTTTGAACATCTCATCTAAAGGAAACCCAAATGACTATCGCATCAAACACCTTCCTCACTTACTCTGCAAAGGGTATTCGTGAGGATTTGAGCAATCAGATTTACAACATCAGCCCTGAAACCACACCGTTCATGAACAACATTGGACGCGGCACAGCTAGCAACACGCTGTTCCAGTGGCAGACAGACACGTTGGCGGACAACACCACCGCAAACGCGCAACTGCAAGGTGATGACATTTCGACGTATGACGCTGTAACGCCAACCGTTCAACTGACCAATTACACACAGATCAGCCGTAAGACTGTGGTGATTTCTGGTACGGTTGAAGCTGTCAATAAAGCAGGCCGCAAGTCAGAATTGGCCTACCAGTTGGCAAAGCGTGCGGCTGAACTGAAGCGCGATATGGAAACCATCATGCTAGCCAACCAGGCAGCATCCGCTGGTGACTCGACAACGGCCCAAAAGACCGGATCGTTGCTCGCGTTCATTAAGACCAACACCGACAAGGGTACGAACGGTGCTGATCCCTCTTACACCACGCTGCCTAACGATGATCGCAGCGATGGCGTAACCCGCGCATTCACTGAAACCATTCTCAAGAATGTGCTTCAGAAAGTGTGGGAGCAGGGCGGCGATCCTTCGATTGTGATGGTTGGTGCCAAGAACAAGCAAGTTGTTTCTGGCTTCAACGGTATCGCAACGCGCTATCGTGATGTGCCTGCTGGTAAGCAAGCGCAGATCATTGGCGCCGCTGATGTGTATGTTGGTGACTTTGGACAAGTCAACATCGTTCCTAACCGTTTCCAGCGTGATCGTGACGCGTTTGTGCTGTCACCTGACTACGCCGGTGTGCATTTCCTTCGTCCGTTCCAGCAAGTTGAGCTTGCAACAACGGGCGATGCTGAAAAGCGCTTGCTCCTCGCAGAATATGGCCTTGCCATCTACAACGAGAAAGCACACGGTTTGGCGGCTGACCTTTCGACCTAACCAGCAACAAGGAACGGGGGCGGAAACGCTCCCGTTTTCACATGGAATCAAAACTTTTCGAGCATGATCCACTTCTTGGCCTAACGCGCATTTGGCATTACGACGAGGCCACAGACACAGCGGTGATTGAAACGATTCAAGACGCAACACCTATCGTTGAGACCAACAAGGCAGAGTTCGCATCGATTGACGAACGCGCCAGGTGGAACGGTGAAGGTCTTGGCGTACAGGTTGCATCCATCCCCATGAACATCTACATGGACTTGGTGAGCAAGGGCATCACGCGCACAGAAAAAGATTTCAAGAAGTGGCTCAATGATCCCGATAACCGATTTTTCAGGACTCGACCAGGAAGGGTGTGATGGATAAGAAACGAATTATTAGTGTGTGCGTCCCTGCGAGGGACGAAGTGCATTCAGACTTTGCGTTTGACCTTGTAAACGCTGTGGCGTTTCATGTGGCAAACCATCCAAATGACGCAGTAAACGTCAACATTTCCAAGGGGACGTTGCTTGTAAGCCAGCGTTCAGAATTGGTCATGACCGCCATGGAAAACAACGCTGACGTGGTGTTGTTTATCGATAGCGATATGCGTTTCCCGCAGGATACGATTAAGCAGTTGCTTGACCGCGACTTACTCGTTGTTGCTGCCAACTGCCCGCGCAGGCGAATGCCAGTAGGGCCGACGGCGGCGAACTATGATCCAGAAACCCAACGCAAGGTGCCTGTCTATACCGGCGAGCATGACACGGGCGTTGAACAAGTAGACGCTGTGGGCACTGGCGTGATGATGGTTGATACAAACGTGTTTCGCGCCATTGAGATGCCGTGGTTCGCTACGCCATGGGATGTGGCGGCTAAGGGTTACATGGGCGAAGACATATACTTTTGCAAGTTATTGCGCGACAATCAGATTCCGTTGTATATTGATCATGACCTGTCCAAACACATTGGACACATTGGAACCTGGGAATACAAGCATCAGCACACCTGGGCAATCCGTCCGCAAGAAGACGCGTATCGCGCATCTATCGGTCTGAAGACCGAACTTCGCAAAAAGGACGCTGCCTAGATGGCACTTTCAACGTTTTCACAACTCAAGACGTCTATCGGTGATTGGCTTAACCGATCCGACTTGACGTCTGTTATTCCCGACTTCATTACACTGGCGGAAGCCGAATTCAACAGGACGTTGCGCACGAGGCAAATGATCGTACGCGCTAACGCTGTCATTGATGCCGAGTACACGCAATTGCCGAATGACTTTCTCCAAATGGAGAACATGATCATTCTGACAACGACGCCAACCAAGTTGGAATTCCTCAGCGACGAACAGGCTGATGACATATTTACGCGTTACTTTTCGGCTACAGGGACGCCTCGTTACTACACAATCATTGGCGAAACGTTAAGGTTTGTTCCAACGCCATCAGGCGAATTTACGGTTCAGATGACGTATTACAAGGAAGTGCCTGCGCTATCTGACTCAAACACAACGAATTGGATTCTAGGGAATCATCCTGACCTTTACTTGTACGGCTCATTGTTGCAAGCCGCGCCTTATCTGCAAGATGATGCGCGAATTGCCACATGGGCTGGCCTTTACGCCAAAGGCATGGAACAGTTGGCGGCATCAGAAGCCCGGTCCAATTATTCAGGAACCACGCCACGCGTCCGGGCAAAACCTTTGGGGTAATGTATGGCTAATTCATTCAGTGACTATCTTGAAAATAAAGTGTTGGCTCATGTGTTTGGCGGTTCAGCCTATACGGCACCAACAACAATTTACGTCGGTCTTTTTACCGCTGACCCTGGCGAGTCAGGTTCAAGCAACGAAGTATCGGGTAACGGTTATCTGCGCCAATCTATGGCGTTTACTGTTTCCACCAATACGGCAACCAATACGGCAAACGTTGAGTTCCCTACGGCCACAGGGTCATGGGGAACAATAACGCATACAGCTTTGTATGACGCATCAACGTCAGGCAACATGCTTGCCGTTGGTCAGCTTACTGCGTCAAAGGCTATTGGCACGAACGACGTGTTTCGATTCAATGCTGGCGACTTTGACTTGTCGCTTGACTAATGATCGGTTATGGGTCAGGTAATTATGGCAAAAGCGCTTATGGCGTACCAGGCTATATTACCGGCGCAGTTAGCATCACCGCAGCCAGCAGTGTTGTCGCTGTTGGCTACGCCAGGCGCGGCGGTCAAGTTTCGATTGCGGCAAGCGCAAACGTTAGCCCGACTGCTTACGTTACGCGTGGCGGGCAAGTTTCCGTTACGGCACAGTCTAGTGTTGTTGCCAGGGGCATTGTCCCGAACAGAATTAAGAGTTACGGCACTGGCGACTATGGCATTACTACTTATGGCCGTGACGTCGATTATGTTGATGGTTCTGTCAGCATTCCGGCAAGTTCGTCCGTTTCGGCGTCCGGCACATTTGTTCAGCTTGCTGCAACGTCTATTGCAGCGCTTTCAAGCGTTTCGCCATCAGGCAGGCTTGTCAGGACAGCTAGCGTTTCAATCGCATCATCAGCAAGTGTTACGCCAGTTGGATACGCAACGCGTGGCGGTCAAGCATCAATTACTGGCGACTCAGACGTTACGCCATCAGCCAATATTACAGCGTCAGGTGCAACGAGCCTTAATGCGCAATCGCTTACATCGCCATCAGCAAACATTACAGCGTCAGGTGCAACAAGTGTTGCTGCGCAGTCAACTGTTAGTGCTTCAGGGTCGGAAGTATCTGAGGGCATTGTCAATGTTGATGGGCAATCCGTTGTCAGTACAACGGGCACCAAGATACGTCTTGCAGCAGTCTCTATTAGTGCAGCGTCAACGGTTACCACAGTTGGCAATCGTATTGGCCTTGGCCTTGTTAGCGTCGCGGCTACGTCAACGGTTAGCGTCTTGGGGCGTGCTTATCGTGGCGGGATTACGCTTATTGCTGCCGCGTCAAATGTTGAGCCGTTTGGGTGCTACACAGCATCAGGCGCCACTGACATTGAAGCGCAATCTACTTGCTCGCCTTATGTGCCATGGATTCCGGTGCCTGTTAACCCTGAAACATGGGATGAGCAAACTGTTGGTGCTGAGTCCTGGAGCAATCAAACTGCAAGCAGCGCAACATGGACGCCGCAAGTGGTTGGCGATGAATCTTGGGGCGCACAGTCTCCATCAAGTGAAACTTGGACACCTGTAAGTCCATTCTATAAAGAGGCAGCATAATGGCTGATACCACGACCACAAATCTAGGATTGACCAAACCCGAAGTTGGCGCAAGCACTGACACTTGGGGTAACAAACTCAACACGGACCTTGACACGATTGATGCAATCTTTGCATCGAACGGCACAAGCGTTTCCATGAACGTGGGCAGCGGCAAGACGCTTACGCTTGGCGGAAACCTAACGGGATCGGGAACGATCAATAGCGTGACCATTGGTCAGTCATTGGCGGCTGCTGGTTCGTTTACAACCTTAAGCGCATCCAGCAACGTTACGTTTAGCGGTGCTGTTGTCTTGTCATCCACGCTAACGGCCAATGGCAACACAACCCTTGGCGATGCAACCACAGACACGATTACGTTGACAGGCACTGTTCAACCTGGGGTCGTTATCTCTGGTTCGTCCAGTGGCGATGCCTTACGGATTACACAAACCGGCACAGGCAATGCTTTGCTTGTTGAAGAT